ATTTTATGCCGCCTTCCCGAAACGCCATTCTCTGATTTGCGTTTTCGTTATTGTAGGATGTCCCGCCGGATCATACTTTACCGGCAAAGGATTCTTTGATAGCTTAGCATATCTTATTGCCGTCTGAACAGTACATTTTAATTCGTTGGCTATCTGCCCCCAACGGTCAAGAATATCATCCATAAGAAACTCCTAATTTATTGTTTTTCGTTCTATCGGTTTAAATGATTGCGCTAGTTGCTCAAACACAGCACTTTGAACGAGCACCACCGAAATAACTTCCGCCGCCGCTCTCAATACTGTAACTTTTTCTTGCGGTGTTAATTTTCTTTCGGAAAGAAATTTTAATAATAATCCTGCCTCTTGATTGATTTTTAGTTCATCCATGCTTTCTCCTTATTTTCCTGTCATTCTGGCAATCATGGCCTCTTTGCTCATGCCGTCATAAACTGATTTATTATTCCGCGCCTCTGGATTCATTGCCATAAGCGCCACCGCCGACAGCCCTGCCATTAACGGGTCAATCTTTCCAGTTCCGCTTGCTGACTTTGTTATTAAAATTGCGTTTCCTTTTGGCTCTACACGGGCATTCCCGACACACCATGCCATCATACGGCTGCCGTCGTGAATAATCTCTTTAGCGGCAACCTTGCGCTCTGTGGTTTTAATAGCACTGTTTAATCGCCACCCCTGAGAAATACCGACAATCCGATCATGTTCTATTTTCCCGTTGCCGCTTTCGTCTCCGTTTTCCAGCTCGTCAACAATTGCGCCTATTCCCGACGGATCAACGCCGATACGATCAAGCAGTCCCGACGCGTCACACTTTCTCACGATATCCCCAAACTGCTTCACGTCCTGGCCGATTTCGTCAATGATGATCAGATCCCCATCTTTGGCGAAGTCGTGATACTTGGGCGCCTCTGATTTCCGGCGCTCAAGTGCGATTGCGTGACACCATGCGCGTGACCACCAATACCAAACACCCATTTCAGCGTCCCGGCCAAGTACGGTCATTCCCAGAAGGTCATCAAGCCCGCCGCCGTCTCCGCCGATCTCAATCACTTCACAATGCTCAAAGATGAACTCAAGAGATACTTTCCCCGCCGCCGCTTCCCAAAAATCCGCCCCCGCCCACCTCTGGGCTTTCATGGATGTTGCAATCTGGATATTGAGATGCTTGGCAAGAAAGCTCTGCATGGATTGAGCACCTTCAACTTCTGCCTTTTTGAATTCACGTCTTAAAAATTCTTCATCAACGGACGCGCCAAGATTCGGGTTTGGAATATAGAAATTTTCCGGCACAAGATGAAGTTTCTTTTCAACCATGTCTTTCGGAAACTCATAAATAATCGGAAGAAATGCCGGATCGTCAATTTTCCCATCCCGGACACCACGGGCATATTCCAGCTTGTCGGCAAATACACCTGACGGGGCTTCATCGGATTGAGTTGTGAGCCAGATAACAAACCCTTCAGGACGTGCCGCAAGTCCGCCGGTGACTTCGGTGAATATATTTGTCGCGGCCGGCCGCTTGCCAAAAAGCCATAGCTCCTCAACTAAAATTCCAACGCCTTTTAATCCACCGACCGTATCGCTTTCAGCGGCAACGATTTTGAGCGTTGCCCCGGCGTTCCGGTGCGTGATCTGCCGGTAATGTTCTTGTGGGTACATAAGGTCAGTCAGCTCTTCGTCTGAGCTAATCATGCCGCAAGAAGGTTTGAATGAATTCCCTGCCACTTCAACAGTTGGTGCAATGATGAAAAACTCCGCCGATTCGCGCCAATTTAGGATAAGGGCGGTCATCATGATGCCGGCGGCCATGCCTGACTTATCGTTTTTCTTAGCAACCATAACAAAGAATTCACGAATTAAGCGCCGTCCTGTCTCGGGATCACATGAGCCGAAGATATGAGAAACTAAATCAAACTGCCATTGTCCGCCAACCTGTCCGTAAGTAGGGCAGCCGGGAACGTCTTTCAGGTGAAGCTCTTTAAAAACAGATAATCCCTTTTTTGCCTCTTCCGGAAATAACGGCGGAAAAGTAATCAGGGATTCACCGGCGACAATTCTTTTCTCCCAGTCCAGGCAAGCGGTGCTCCATGTCGGAGTTGATATAGGTTTTTTTGTTTTTTTAGCTTGCATTTCCCTATACCGTGTATTGGGCATTTTGGATCTATAACAGTATATTGATCTTTATCTGTTTCTACTAAAGTACATTCCGGTATTAGACAGGTGCACGAAAGCACCACATTAGTTTCTGTATTTAAATACTTAGGCCTATCGTCTCCCATCTCTGTTACGTCTATAAAGTGCATATCATTTCACCAACGCAATCGGCGGACGGCCAGCGGCAAACCTACCAGCGCCAGCATTTTTAGCTTTGTTTTCTTTTTCCTGTTTTTTACCTTTACCCTCTGCAATACGCGGATGAACAAAGGGAGCGGCGGCAATCGCCATCCTGTCTCGCCTTTCCTTATCCGCTGCGTGATCGTTCATTACGGCCAGCATGTAGTCGAGCGGTTCAAGGTGATCGGGATTTTCCGTATTTTTATCCCCGTTGACCTCCGCCGCCAACTCCACAGCCAGAACGTCCATCAGTTTCTTTTCGGAAATAGTAATCTTCACGCCTGATTTAATTTTCCCCAGCAGATCGTTGAAAAGTTTGGCCTTTGCTTTTGTTTTCAGCGCCAGCATCTCTTTTATTTGTCTTGTCTCTTCCGATATTTCCGCGCCCTTTGTTGATCCCGGCTTGCGCCCAGCGCCTGGTCTGTAACCGCCTCTAGCCATAATCTTACCTCTCTATGACTTCTTTTCTTTTAATACCGAGAATTCGTGCTGACATTTTGGGCATACGATAACATTTGGTTTCTCTGATTCTTGTTCACTATTTCCGCTTTCAGCGTCTTCCTGCTTTACCGCCGTCATCATCAGCTCAAGTTCGTGGGAATTAAAGCCGGTCAACTCCATATCGAAAGCGCCATCATCAATGTTTAAGATAATTTCCTTGAGTAATGGAAGATCGAACTCGCCGCCCTGCTTATTTGCGCTCACATTTGCGGCTGCTTCTTTCTTTTCCGTCCAGTCAACCTCACGGTACTGCCACCGGCCAGCAGGGGTGTCGATATAACCCAGTGCAACGGTCCCGACCTTATCCACGTGGGGCTGCTTGATAATAGGCCATGATTTATCAAGGTTCTTTGTCCGCTGATGTCCACCGATAAGTCTTCCGGTTCGCACATTTACAACAACGCCAGACAGATCACCGAACTCGCTCATTGATTTTTTCAGCATACCGAGCTGTTTCTCTGTAATTTTACGGGGATTATAGGGAGCGGGGACAAGATCACCAACCGTAAGCCCTTCTTTTTTTATGTTTTTTGCCATTTTAAACACCTTTTTGATTTAGAAAAATAATCAAACCGCTATTGCTAACGACGGTTGAAACGGTTTAAGTAACTTATCTTTTTTCTTAAGATTATCTTTAGCCCATAACGGCTGTAGGTTAGAGATCGCCCAACATCTTTTAAAGTCAATATCTTCTGTGGTTATGAAGTTGAAAGCTGATACGGGAATTTTATGGTCAATATGGATTTCGCCAGCAAGAAACCTCTCCCACGTCATCCCGTCCTTGAATTGATTTTCTATATGTTGCCGCAAGTCATCAACTGAGTATCCAACAAGCGCCTGCCATGAGCGCCCGTTCTTTATTCTTCCCTTTAGACAATCCCGAACCAAGCAACTCGTTCTCTTGCTTAACGCGAACGATGGGTCGGTTGTCCTCCTAATTCTCAACCGTTCATTTAATACAGTCTTACCGCTTTCCCTGTATTCTTTCCTTTTTCCATGGTTACTTAAATTTCTTTCATAAATAGTCTTCTTGTTTTCTTTTAAGCAGCAGTCCTCTGAGCAATATTTATATCTTTTATTAGAGTATTCCTCTCCGCATGATTTGCAAACCTTTGCTTTTACAATTTTATCTTTTTTATTTAAAAGATATTTTTGTTTTTGTCGTTCACGCCATCCTATCCCCTTTTTTGGCATTCCAGATCCTATTCTAAAACCACCTCTCGGCATATAAACCATCCTTTGATTAAATTAAAATAATCGTACAACCAAAAATAATCTGCGCGTGGG